CGCGCGCATGGATCAGCCGATCGACGATGCGGTCTGGCAAAACGTGCAGCATGAGCTGACCGCGCTGTGCCGCTTTTGCAGCGAGATTTCCTGCAACAGCCACCCGAGCTATTTCGATATTATGGCGTTCAAACAGTATCTGTTCGAACAGACCGAGATGAGCCACAGCACCATCCGCGAGTATGTGGTGCGGCTGCGCCGGCTGGACGAAATGTTGGTGGCGCGCAACTACCCGGCGGACAAGTTCGCCAACTGCGCCAGTCACCAGCGCATCATCGACGATCTGCCTACCGCGGCGCACAACAATGTGGGGTGGCAATCATTTCCGGACTATGATGGGAAGCCTTCGCTAGGCCCGCAGCCTTTGTGTGGCGGGGATTCTGGGAAAATCTGAGATTCTGGACTAGGTCTGAAAAAGTGAGGATAAAATGAAAAATTTGCGCTCTATTCTGGATTCTTTGAGCGGTAATTTAAAAGAGTTTAAGAGCCGTTTGATATTTTTTGAAATTGGCCAAAACTACTTGAACCCATAGAAATCAAACGGCTTTTTTATTTGCTACACTTGCTGTGTGGGCATTTTCAGCCAGTGACGATAAACTCTCTCTGATGGCAGTATCTGGTGCGCTAGCGAGTTTTAATACCCCGGACTTAACAGAATCAGGTAGTTGCAAGAGTTTGACGTTTTGCTCATCCCCCAATTTAAGCAATGAAGCGACGCCATTTGTATATATAATGCTCAGCAGTCTCTCTCTATCATCTTCACTCATCCGCGATATAACGGCAATAAACTCACCTGCACTATCCAGCCCTTGCAATGCGTCCGTTTGTGCGATACTCGTTTTTTCATGACTGCTATCATTCTCGCCCGTAACAAGCCATTCAACACTGCACTTACAGGCATCTGCGAGCAATGCTACGCGATCTAATGTAGGGTACGTATCTCCTTTCAAGTATTTTCTAACCACCGATTCCGACATCTCAGCACGTTTCGCAAGCTGTATGTTACTAAGCCCGCCAGCCCTCTCCATTGCCAGTTTGAGTCGCTCAGGGAATTGGATTATTCCCGACTCGGTAAAAATCCGTTTCCGGTTTTTTTCTACCTCGTCGGACTTTTCTTCGTAACTAATTGAATTCATAAGCACTATTCCAATAGAAAACCAATTCGCACAATCGTGCGGATAAATCCGCACGAAAACGTTGCAATTGGATTATCGTGATCGTATATTTGTGCGTATCGTTAAACGGCGTCGTTTAGCGTTAGCGGTAAACGATTTGCACTAACTCATAAGGATCACACAATGCAGGTGGCCAATCAAGAATTGCCAGCGTCCCTGATTCGCTTTTATGTCGAGTCTTCAGGTAACAGAGACGCGCCGGGAGCGTTGATTCGTGCGTGTATGGAGCTTGCAGGCACGAATTATAAAAAACTTGCCGAACATCATGATGTTTCAGCCGATACCCTGCGCAATGCGCTTTATCGCCGGGCACCAAAGCAGGAAGGCATTATCGCGGGTGCTTTAGGGCTGACTCCAGAGGACATTTGGCCGAACCGTTGGCCAGGCAAGTCGAAGTCAGAGCAGGTGTAAGAGGTGGTCATGGATTGTTGGGTAACAGTGAAAGAGTGCGCGGGGCTTCCAGGTCTTCCTGGTCGTGAACAAAATATCCGCGCTCGTTTGGTCAAGGCTTCGGGTGGTAATCCTGAACTGCAGCGCAAGCGCGAAGGCAGCAAAGCTTTTGAATTTCATATTGCTTGCCTGCCTCATGATGCGCAGGAAGCCCTCCGCCAGCGTCACTTTAAATCGGTGCTGGAGCAGCCCGGCTGTAAGTCTGTCGGCCTGCCGGTCAAGCGTAATTCAGCGGTTAAACCGCGTGAAGAACTGGAGATCATGCGCCAGTGCCCCGCACTGGTGGAGCGCGAGGTGGCCATGCTGACCGACGACCAGAAGAAAGTCGCCGATGCCCGTGCCCTGCTGGCGCAGGAAGTGGAGAAACTGCGCGCCGCCGGTATGTCCAGAATTGCGGCGGTGACATTCATCGCCGACGGTTCACGCCAGGGAACGCTGCCCGCGCGGGTCATGGTGGCGGCTGGATTGGCCAACGCCCGCAAAGGCTCAAGCCGTGTTGGCGTCAGCAAAAGCTGCCTGCAGGAGTGGCTGACCATTTATCTGACCACCAAGCCAGGCCTGGAGCGGTTGGCGTTACTGGCACCCGGTCAGCCTAAACGCAAACGCCCGGAAGACGTGGTCTGGTTCTATGGCATGTTCTGGCCGCACTACAGCAACCAGAACGGCCCCAGCGTCAAAGAGGCTTACCGTTCGTTCAAGCGCGAATGGTTCGAGACGTACAGCGACCAGCCCGCCATGTTGATGGCGCTGCCATCGTATGACGCGGTGATCCGTTTGGTGGATAAGCTGCCATTACGGGAGCGTATGCGCGGGCGAGTGACGGGTTCGGCGGCAAAAGCCTTTGAAGTTTATCAGCAGCGTGACTGGTCACAAATGCCGGTTAACGGTTGCTGGATCTCGGATGGTAAGTCGCTGAATCTGAAGGTGGCGCATCCTATTCATGGCAGACCGTTCACGCCGGAGCTGACGTTGGTTATTGATGGTCGGACACGTTATATCGTCGGCTGGAGCGTTTCCCTGGCGGAGAATGCCATCGCGGTGGCCGATGCCTACCGGCACGCCATGAAGCACCACGGCAAGCCGCTGTTTGTGTATTCAGATAACGGCGGCGGGGAAACCAACAAGATGCTCGATGCGGACATTACCGGTATTTTTCCGCGCTTGCACATCGAGCATATGACCGGTATCCCCGGCAATCCGCAGGCGCGCGGTATCATCGAACGGCTGAACGGCGTAATGCCTGACCGACTGGCCAAGCGTTTCCTGACCTACAACGGTATCGGGGCTGACCCTAACGCCGTCAGGATTCGCGGGCAACAGATGCTGAGTCTGTCTAACGCCTTGCGGGATGGACGCGAACTGACCGCGCAGAACAAAAAGACGTTGAAAATACTGCCAACCTGGCGGCAATTGATTGACGCCGTTCAGGAGGAGATCGACGAATACAACAATAGCCACGAGCACAGCGAATTACCGAAGGTTAACGGGAAATGGATGTCGCCAGCAGCTTACCGCCAGTGGGTACTGGAGCAGGAAGGTGACGACATCGAATACATGACGGATGGCGAATTGCGCGAAATGTTTATGCCGGAAGTTATTCGTGTTGCGCAGCGTGGCTGGATAGCGCTGGAGAATAACCAATATTTCTCGAAAGAACTAATAAACGTTGATCGGCAGGAAGTCCGGGTGGCCTTTGATATTCATGATCCGAATGAAGTCATTATCCGCCAAATGGATGGCACCTATGTTTGTACCGCCATCTGGAACGGTAACACCGCCTCGCCGGTGCCGGTGGCCAAAGTCCAGAAAGCCCTGGAAGAGCGCGCCAAACGTAAGATTAAACTGGCAGAGACCAAAATTCAGGATGCGGAGGATGAACTCCGCCCCGCTCTGGAGCATAAGGCCGACACTGATTTCAGCAAGTTCATTCCGGCAGAATCAGAGCCGGAGCGCATAAGCAGCAAACCCTACTTATTCGAATCCGAATATGAAGATGATTTAAAAAAGTACGGTAATCACCGTTAAGGCAAAAAAATGAATGTAATAGAGAAATTAAATCGCCTGATGGCGAGGAAGCGCTACACCCAAAGCAAGGTAGCTGCAAATACCGGATTGAGTGCCGCGACCATTTCCCAGTATTTAAAGGGAACCTACACCGGCAATATTGATAACGTCGAAGCCGCTATCAATAACTTTATCACCCGCGAAGAAGATAAAGAGAAAAGCCGCGAGGTAAAAGCGAACTTTGTCAAAACGCAGTTAGCCAGCAAATGCCTGACGTTGCTGCGCAATACGCACCTTGATGCCGATATCGGTGTGATCTACGGCAGCGCTGGTTTGGGTAAAAGCATGGTGCTGCGTCAGTACGCCAACAGTTACAAAGACGTGATCTTGATTGAGGCTGACCCCGGTTATACCACCAAGGTGCTGCTGCAGGAGCTGTGTGAACGCCTGGGCGTCAATAAACGCGGGAATATCCACGAACTCAGCGAGAACTGTATCACCGCGCTGCATGATACCGGCTGGGTGGTGCTCATTGACGAGGCCGAGCTGTTGCCTTATCGCGCTCTGGAAGCGATGCGCCGTATTCATGACCGCTCTGGTGCCGGTGTCGTTCTGGCCGGGATGCCGCGCCTGCTTCTTAACCTCAAGGGCCGCCGTGGCGAATATGCCCAACTCTACAGCCGTGTGGGCATGGCGCTCGATCTGGACAAGGAGAAAGCGAAGCATGAGCGCGCCGATTTCGACCGTATTTTGGCGAGCTTATTACCCGCCGATGATGATGAAAGCAATATCGATACGCATCCAGGCTTAGCCGACGCCTTCTATAAAGCGTCAAAAGGCAACTACCGCCGCTTATTTAAATTGGCGCGCGGCGTGGTACGGGCCAGCGGCATAGGCGATCAAGGCATATCCGTCGCGCTGGTTGAGGAATATTCCAGCATGTTAATTAATTGACAATGGGAGGCGTTATGCAAGCCAGTGACTTTGATAGTAACGCGAATGCGTCATTAATCTCTGCAATGGTACGAGCTGAATCCGTCATTCTGTCTTTATCGGCTCGCGGTATTACGGTGCAGAGCATTATGTTTCACGGTGGCAATCCGGTTATTCGTATTAACCGTCATGCGTACTGTGAACAACTGACCCGCTCAGGCAAAGCCAGTTACCTGCATTTTGGTAACGGTCGCCAGGGCGAGTTTAAACAAGGCGTTTTCGTCCAAGACGGATGCCGGGTTATCTGGTCTGAATCACTACATTAACAGAGGCAAGAAATGGCTGTTATTTTAAAAGTAACTATTCAGCAAAATGAAACTGGCGTAAGCACAAATATTTGCGCCGAGGGGCCATGTACACCAGGAGAGTCGGAACAGGCTAAATATATTTATCACACTATTGTCGAGGCGTTACAAAAGCGCCCCGGCTATCGGAACACCGGAAAAGATGTATGCACCGTTACCAATATCAAAAAGGGGAATGACAATGTCCACTAACAACAAAGAAAACAGCATCCCAGCGGGTTACTGGAAAGACGCGCGCGGCGCATTAATCCCTGAGTCGATGATTAAGCCTATCGACAAAGAGCGTGATGCCTTGGTGAAAGCCCTGGTAGCGCGCGCCAAGCCTTTACAGCAGAGCTTGCGCGACTTTAAACATGATGCTTTTGCTGATATCCAGGCACTGGTCGACCTTTCAGCTGAACAATATGGGGCTGTTATTGGCGGCAAAAAAGGCAACGCGACGCTTTATAGCTTTGATGGTAAATACAAGGTTCAACGGGCTATGCAAGACCGCATCGCCTTTGATGAACGCATCCAGGCGGCCAAAGCGCTATTTGATGAATGCCTGGCGGACTGGACACAAGATGCACCGCCAGAGCTGTTGGCCATCATTGACCGAGCATTTGCCACGGACAAAGAAGGCGAGATCAATGCAGGCCGCTTACTGGCGCTACGTCGCCATGGCATCAAAGACCCTCGCTGGCTCAAAGCGATGGACGCGCTTTCGGAAGCTTTACAAGTCATTGGTAGTAAAAGCTATATCCGTATTTATGAGCGCGTTGGCGATACTGACCAGTATGTGCCCATCTCTTTGGATATTGCCGGGGTCTAACATGCGTATTAATGAAAAGGAAGTTAATAACAGCTATATGGCTTATGCGCGTGGTGCTGTTCGCGCTGAGCAACGCGGCGATTATACAACTGCATCAACCTTATGGAATAAGGCAGCGACAACAACGTGTAATAGTCACAATCTGAACTGGGCGTTATATCGTAAATCCCATTGTTCACATGCGGCGACAAAACAGTGGAGCAATCCAAATGCAAGCCAAGCAGTTTAACGCCTGTTACCCTGTGGGGAAATCGTTTATTTACCAACCCTGCAAGGCATTGCGCGGTGGTTCGATTGTTAAAACGGTAGATATTGCAAGGGATTTAAAAACTGCCACCGTTGTGGAAATAAATCTTGAGCCTTATTTCGTTAACACAAAGTCATTAACGCCTACGGGTTAACTTAGCCCAATAAACAACCGATTTTAATTATGGCGCAACCCGTCACGGGCGAGCTTGCGCCTAATTCAGGAAATAACGATATGGACAATAAAGAAAAGTATTTGAACAAAATTAAAAAACTGCTGAATCTGGCACGTAAAAGCACCAACGCCAGCGAGGCCGCCAACGCCATGCGCCAGGCTCAAAATCTGATGCGTGCGCATAAGCTGACAGCGCAGGATATTGACCTGATGGAAATCAACGAGGCCAGCAGTAAAGGGGCACCATCCAATGCGATAAAAATACCGGGCTATATGCGGATGCTTATCGGGATTATTCGCCATGCCTTTGGGGTTCAAAGCTATTTGTCCTGGCAAATAGGCAAGCGCACGGTTGTGTTTTATGGGCCGGATGAACGTCCACAAATAGCGGCCTATGCCTTTGATGTGCTCACACGTCAGATGATGGCAGCACGTAAGGAATTCAGTGCCGGTCAGCGCAAAAGTATCAAGCGTGCCACCAAAACTGGCCGCGCGGATGCCTTTTGCGAAGCATGGGTTCACGGGGCATATCAGGTTATTGAGGCATTTGCCGTTACCCCGGAAGAAAAGGGATTGATGGAGGCGTATTACCGAAAAATCAGCGGTGATTTTGTCACGGTTCCGTATCGACCGGCGAAAAAAGTGCGCGGGGATGAAGGTGCACGCGGTGCTGGGTTCATTGCGGGCACCAGCGCCACGCTAAACCACGGCGTGGGTGGTACTTCGGACGTAAACAACAAGCCACTGCGGATAGGGAGGTAATGCTTATGTATCTCTGCGTCAGCGGTTGCGAATACCTGGATAACGGCGATCGGCGCATTTACCACCTGACCGATAACAGCACCGTGGTTGAGTGCCCGAAGTTGCCTGGTAAATCCCGGTTCAAGTTCTACGACGGCCATAACCGCACCATCTACACCAACCAAGTCAGAACGGCGATGAAAAGTGCCGTCGAACGCCATAAAAAGCAGTGGAGGATTCAATGACTACATCGACGAATGCGTTACCGCAGGTCAGTGAGCGTAAGCCAGTAGTCTTCATTTCCGGCCCCATGTCGGGAATAGAGAACTTTAACCGGGACGCTTTCAACCATGAGGCCAGCCAATTGCGGCATATCGGTTTTACCGTGCTGAATCCGGCTATTTTCCCCGATGGTCTGGAACACCACCAGTACCTGGCAATGACGCTGGTGATGCTGGAGCAGGCAGACGCCATTTATCTACTGGACGGCTGGGAGAATAGCGTCGGCGCTAAAGCAGAAGTGATCCGCGCCAGGGAGTTGAACCTGATGTTCCTGGGGCAATCCTGGGAGGTGCTTTGGGCCGCAGCTGCGCTCCGCCCAGCGACGGGCCGTCCAGCAGGTGGGGCTTTTGATGTCGGTGGCGTTCTGCATAAGCCGACCCCACCGGGTGAATACGACTTTGGGATACACCAAACCGGGCAAATGCAAGAGAGGCTTTACTGATGGGCAAAATGACATTTATCGTTGATTTTCCTGATGGGCAGGAGCCAGCCATTGGGTTTGCAACGTCAATCCTGGGCGGCCAGTTACTCTCCTTCGCCTTTAGCGATCTGCGGGACGAGTGGGCATGGCGTTCGGCAGCTGATTCCACACCACCCGAAGGGGAGTATGTGGTTGTATCTGATGGTGAAAGTTGTTCTGTTGGGCGCTTCATCTACGGGGAGTGGCTCGCCAGCGGCGGTCGCTGCTTTCTGGAACCCGTGAAGCACTGGATGCCATTGCCCCAACTTTAGCAAGCTTATTTAAATGATTTTTTCAAAACATTAGGTATTATATTTGTGTTTATTGTTTTTAAAGGACTTTAAAATGAAAAAACAAGTTTTAGTCTCTGCCCTTGTTGGTCTGACTTGCACCCTTCTTAGTTGCTCTGCTTTGGCTGACTGGGCAACTAAGGTTGAAGATGATGCTTTCAGTGACGGCCAAACCGCTATGATGTTTGGAGCTGAAACAGAATTGAACGGCGTGGCTTTTGATTGCACAAAAACCGAACTAACCCTTTCGTATGTTGAACAAGCGGACACAAAGAAAATCACCGAAGGAATCCCTGTCGACATGGTGTTCAAAGTAGATGGGAATAACTCCATTAAACTGAAGGGACGCACCACTGTACGCAATAACAACTATTTCGGTATTACTTCAGATGACGCCGAGGAGTTAAAAAACTTGTTGGCGCAGTTGCAGAAATCAAAACAAAGGATTTTAGTGGGAATAAAATTCCCTTTTAATGACCAGAAAATGAGCTTTACGTTGAGTGCTTCTGGCTCGACGTCAGCAGTCAACAAGTTTGTGAAGGCATGCAGTATCAATATATCAGCTGATAAAAAATGATTTGAGAGTTGATTTTATAAATTCTCTGTGATCCAATTTATGCGTCAACAATAGTTAACAACTTACTTCTCGGCTCAAGCCCCGCCCCGTGCGGGGCTTTTTCGTTCTGGTACTTTCTGTTTTACCTCCATTTAGGGCACATCGATGAAACGTAACCTGATCCGCATTATCCATACTGGCAAAAATGTCCTTGCCTGGGACGACGAGACTTACAGGGCCGCGCTGGCGCGAGAGACCGGCAAGCACAGCGCCCGCGACTGCAGCGACGCCGAACTGGAGCGCATGATCTGTTACATGCGCACCCAGGGGTTCACCCCGCTTGCCAGGCACGGCAAAAAGCCGAACGTGGCCGCCGGGCGCAAGGCGATGGTCAGCAAAATCGAGGCCATACTGGCTGAAGCGGATCGTCCCTGGTCATATCTCGACGGCATCATCAAGCGGATGCTGGGCGAAGTGAAACCGCTGGCCTGGCTGAACGATGACCAGGTGCGCAAGGTGCTGCAGATGCTGATTATCGACGCCAAACGACACGGGAGGCTCTAACATGCAAACCATCCAGCCCGACTATGAGCAGGTGCAGGAATTGCTGCCGGAATCTGTTCAACAGATTGCCAGTCTGATAGGCTTTCCCGCAACCAGTAAGCTGATCCAACAGTTTGGAGGCGTCCAGTTTCGGATTGGCAAGGGTTTGCGCAGCTCCGGCCAGCGCCGCATTGCGTTACTGCAGGAGACGCTGACGCCGGAGCAGGTCGCGCTGCTGATGCAGCATTTCAGCGGCGAAGACCTGTATATTCCCCGCTGCCAGGATGCCTGGCGCGAATGGCGCAACCGCTGCTTTTTGGCGGAGATTGAGCAGCTCAAAGCCGAGGGCGAGTCCCTCACCATGGCGCTGACGCTGCTGTGTCCCAAGTACGGCATCGCCGCCACCCGCGCCTGGGAGCTGTTGCGCGCCGGGCAAGCCCCTTCCGGCGGTGAGCAACCCTCCCTGTTCTGAAAAGTACCCACTACGCCCCCGTAACGGGTTAGCGACAACCACTTTCCCCACAATAACCCTCATTCACCAATGAGGGTTATTTTTATGTCTCGCTTTATCAATCTCCTGATCGTCCATTGCGCCGCTACCGCGAACGGCAAAGCCCTGGGCAACGCCAAAGAGAACGCCGCCCAGGTTATCGACCGTTGGCACAAAGACCGGGGCTTCCACCGCGCCTCGCCGGGCAACAGCAACGGCCTGACCAGTATCGGCTACCACTACGTGATCGAGACTGACGGCACCCTGCTGACCGGGCGTGACGAGTCCGAGGTCGGCGCACACGTCGCCGGTCACAACGCCACCTCGATCGGCGTGTGCATGGTCGGCACCGACAGCTTCACGCCCGCCCAGTGGGCGACGCTGAAAAGCACCATCCTGCGCCTGCGCGACAAATACCGTAACGCGGAGATCTGCGGCCATAACCAGTTCGCCAACAAGATTTGTCCCGGCTTCCATGTGCCTGACTGGGTCGATGGCGAGTTTGCGCCACTGCCGGGTCATATCGTCGATCCAAAGTGATGACCTTACTGCGCCTGCTGGAGCTTATCAGCAATCCGCACGGGCGGATCTCGACGTCGGACACCACGGTGGTGGGTGCCTTTGTCGTCAGTTCCCTGGTGCTGCTGTGGTGCGCCTTCACCCGCCAGATTAATGACCTGTTGTTCGGGGCGTATCTGGCGGCCTGGGTAGCACAGAACCAGGCGTCGAAATTTGCCGCCCTGAAACGTGACCGCGAGGTGCCCAAAGATGGCAATCGTCCTGACAACGCTGGCTAAGCGCCTGGCTCCCGGTATTGCGGGGTGTCTGGTGCTGGGGGCCGTCGGGTGGTTTCTGCACCACCAGGGCTACAACAGCGGCTACAACCTCGCCGAACTCCGCTATCAGGGGAAGTTAAGCCGCCAGCAGTCCGACTGGGACATCGAGCGCCGCCAGCTTGCCGAGAAAAATCAGGCCGTGCTGCAGGCCGCGATGGCCAAACAGGCGGAGCTGGCCGAGCAGGCGCGCTTGTTGAGCCTGAGCCTGGAAGCTGCGCAGCGCCAACTGGCCACCACCCAACAACAGCTTAAAAAGAGGATCAATCATGCCGTTCAAACCGATGGCCAACATTTTACTGGCCTTGGCCCTGACAGCCTGCGGCTCTACCGCGCCGTCCTTGGCTACCCCGACACCGGTGCTGCAGGTGTGCCAAGCGCCACCGGCGGCAATGCTGAGCATTCCACCGATGCCCGCACCGCCGGGGGAATAAGTCCCGGCCCCTTGCTTGACCATGCGACCGAATACGGTGCCTGGTGCCTGACGTTACGCAACAAACTGGAAGCCTTAAATGCCTTTTACACCCCAGGGAGCGCACCCAATGACCATTGAAATGGCGTTCAACATTGCTATCTCACTCATTGCTGCTTTGGGCGGCATATGGCTGCGTAGTCTGCAGGAAGAACTTAAAAACAACAGGTCGGAACTGGCCTCGATCCGCAACGAGTACCAACGGCGGGAGGATGCCCTGCGCGACAACCAGATCATGACCGGTCTGATGCAGGACATTAAGCGCAGCATTGAACGTATAGACGGCAAACTCGACCGCAAAGCCGACAAATAACAAGAAGAGATCATCATGGCCAGAAAACACAGCACTCGACGTACCCGTTGTAACCGCATTGCGCCAGAGCTGGCGGAACTGCGAAAAATCAGCACCCAGCTCGACAGCATCGAGCTGCGCCTGGACACCATGCAAAGCGATGCCGTTAAAGGCGGAGCCATCGCCGGTGCGGCGGCGGGCGCGTTCACTGGCGGCATCGTGGCTGCCGGTCTTGCCATGATCAAGGCTCGATTGGGGTTTTAATGGCGCATCCAAAGGAAACCCGCGACGCCCTGCGCAGGGCGTATATCTTCAGCAGCGTTTCCCTGGAGCTGGCTGCAGCCCAGTGCGGTGTCAGCTTTGCCACGGCAGGACGCTGGAAGAAAGACGCCAAAGAGAACGGCGACGACTGGGACGTTGTGCGCAGCGCCAACATGTTGGCGAGCGGCGCGCCGGAGGATGTGGCGCGATCCATCCTGGCCAGCCTGATGACGCAGTTCCAGGCCACGCTGGAGAAGGTCAACAGCGCCAACGATATCCCGGCACAAGAGCGCGTCACGCTGCTGGCGTCGCTGACAGACGGCTACAGCAAGGCCATCGCGGCCAGCAAGAAGATTTTGCCGGAGACCAGCCAACTGGCCACGTCGATGGAAACCATGAAGCTGTTTGCCACCTTCATTCAAGAACATTACCCCCAACACTTGACGGCGTTCGTCGAGGTGCTGGAAGCCTTCGGGCCAATATTGGAGAAAAACTATGGCTAACAAACTGATTGAGCTGACGGCGGAGACCACCGTCCGAGCTGACGAGATAACCAAGGTCTGGGTCAGCAACGACGGCGACGTCTTCGCCAGGCTGCGCGACAGCGCAATCCACACCGTTGATCGCCAGTACGGCGAAACCCCGTTCCAGGCGTCAGCGCGTATCAAAGCCCAGATAGAGGCGGCGCTGGCATGAAACAACTGATTGATGCCGGGAACGGCGTTTATGTCGATCCTGCTGAGGTCAGCGCCGTAATGACAGAACTCCAGGGACGTGTGTGCATCCTGCTGCGCGGCATTTCTCAGCCGCTTCTCGTGCGTTGTGAGTCCGGTGCCACGGCGGATGCTCTGGCCCAGGCAATGACTGCTCGAATCAATGCCGTGATGGCCGAACGTCATAACGGCGTTTAACGCGTATTTACAGGGTATTCAGGGCGAGATATGGCGGCTAAATTTTCCATCCGAGAGTTCCAGAAATCGCTGGCGGAGTTGGCTTCCAGCCTGCGCCGCACCATCGAGGCGGAGTGCATCGGCTTCGATACCGGCACAGCGGCAACGGCTGAGCGGCGCAGGCTCGTCGCCGACCCGCAGAACGGCTACCGCTACTTCGTGCAAACCTACTTTCCGCACTATGTGCGCCACGCTGACCCCAGCGAGCTGCATGTACATCTGTTTAGCCGTCTGCCGCAAATCGTGGCCAGCCCGAAGGGCGAGCAGGATGCCATCGCCGCCCCCCGTGGTGAGGCCAAGTCGACGCTGGTCAGTCAGCTGTTTGTCTTGTGGTGCATCATCCGCGCCATCAAACGCTATCCGGTCATTATTATGGACAGTATCGACCAGGCGTATCCGATGCTGGAAGCCATCAAGGCCGAGTTGGAGTTTAACCCCCGCCTGCTGGCAGACTTCCCCGAAGCGTGCGGCGCAGGCCGCGTGTGGCAAATGGGCACGATCCTGACGCGTAACGACATCAAGGTGCAGGTCGCCGGTAGCGGTAAAAAGCTGCGCGGCTTGCGTCACGGCCCATACCGTCCCGACCTGGTGGTGCTCGACGATATCGAGAACGACGAACAGGTACGCAACCCCGACCAGCGCGACAAGGTCGAGAACTGGCTTAAAAAGACCGTGCTGCCGCTGGGCGGTGCCGGTGCCAAGATGGACGTCATCTATATCGGCACCATCCTGCATTACGATTCGGTGCTGTCGCGCACCTTGCGCAACCCGCTGTGGCGTCATGCACGGTTTAAAGCCCTGCGCCAGTGGCCTGCCAACATGGCGTTGTGGGACAGCTGGGAGGAGATCCTGCGCAACGACGGCGAGGATGCCGCCAACGACTTCTACACCCTGCACCAGGTGGAGATGAACGAAGGCGCGGTGGTCTCCTGGTCTGCCCGCCCGCTGCTGGCGTTGATGCTTATCCGTGCCCGTGACGGCCATGGCACCTTTGACTCCGAATACCAGAACGATCCGGTCAGCGGTGAAGGCGCGATCTTCGCCCATTGCATTCATTTTTGGGTTAACCGTCTCAATGAATGGCTGTTTTACGGCGTGTGCGACCCCAGCCTGGGCAAGGCCGGGGCAAGTCGCGACCCGTCGGCGCTTCTGGTGGGCGGTTTCAACCGCGCGACCGGCATCCTGGACGTGGTGGAAGCCCAAATCCGCAAGCGGCTGCCGGACAAGATAATCAGCGACATCATCGACCTGCACATCGAATACCGTTGCCTCATCTGGGGCATCGAGTCGGTGCAGTTCCAGGAGTTCCTGCGCACCGAGCTGGTCAAGCGGTCGGCGGCGCTGGGGTATCCCGTTCCCGCGCGGGCCATCATTCCCCACGCGGATAAGCTGCTGCGCATCGAGACCCTGCAACCCCATATGGAGAACGGCTTAATCCGCCTGCATTCGACGCAGAACACGCTGATCCAGCAGTTGCGCCACTTTCCCAAGGCTGACCACGACGACGGCCCGGATGCCCTGCACATGCTGTGGAGCCTGGCGGTCAGCAGTACGCCGTCGTTTGAGTTTCGTTCCGCTAATTCATCCCGTGCCCGCCGTGGGCGCGGCGGTTTTTCTAAAGGAGGCTGGTGATGCCTACATTAGTCGATATTCACGGTAATCCCCTGTCTTCAAAGACGCTCAAGCAGCAGCAGTCGGAGACAACGGCCAGCTACCTGCGGCGCCAGTGGGCGGAGCACCCGTCGCTGGGCGTCGATATCCAGCGGTTGTACCGCATTTTTCAGGAGGCCGAACAGGGCAACCTGACCCGCCAGGCGGACTTTTTCAGCGACATGGAAGAACGCGATGGCCATCTGTTTGCCGAGCTGAGCAAGCGCCGCCGGGCGGTGATGCCGCTCAACTGGAGCATAGAGCCACCGCGTAACGCCAGCGCGCGCGAGAAGTCGATGGCGGCGGAGGCCTCCGAATGGTTCCAGGACTTGCCGGACTTCGAAGCGCTGCTGTTCGATATGCTCGATGCCATCGGTCACGGTTTCTCGCCGGTCGAGCTGGAGTGGGAGCGTGCCGAGGGGATCTGGTTGCCCAAAGCCTTCCACAAGCGCCCCCAGCGCTGGTTCCAGACGCCGCAGTTCCAGGGTAATACCATTACCCTGATTGATGGCTCCCAGGACGGTGCCGCACTGCAGCCGTTCGGCTGGATCTTGCACAAGCACCGCGCCAAGAGCGGCTGGCTGGCCGAAAGCGGCCTGTTCCGTATTCTGGCCTGGTCATATCTGTTCAAGAACCTGTCTGCGCGCGACCTGGCCGAGTTTCTGGAAATCTATGGTCTGCCCATGCGGGTGGGTAAATACCCGTCCGGCACCACCGAAGATCAGAAAGACATTCTGATGGACGCTATCATGAGCCTGGGCCATGACGCGGGCGGCATTATCCCCGACGGCATGTTGATTGAATTCCAGTCTGCTGCCCAGGGCCAGGTTGACCCGTATCAGTTCATGATCGAGTGGTGCGAGCGCACCCAGTCAAAAATCATCCTGGGGGCGACGCTGACCGCCCAGGCCGACGGCAAAACCAGCACCAATGCCCTGGGCAACGTGCATAACGAAGTGCGTCACGACCTGATGGCCAGCGATGCGGTACAGCTGGCGGGCACGCTGACCCGCGAGCTGTTGTACCCGCTGCTGGTGCTCAACGGCTACGGCGATATCACGCCGCGCCGGATGTGCCGCTTTAAATTTGATACCCGTGAACCGGAAGACCTGACCCAGACGGCGACCGCTATCGACAGACTTGTCCGCGCCGGGGTGCCGGTGACAGTGGATTGGGCGCTGGAGAAAGCCGGGATGCCGACGCCGAAAAAAGGCCAGGCGCTGTTGCAGCCTTTGACCTCCAGCCCGTTCGGCACGGTGGGGCTGGGGCAAGCAACCGCCTTTACGCGGCTGGCTGCATTGACGGCGACCGACACCCCGGTGGAAAACGACCCTATCCAGGTCGCTATCGACGATGCGCCGCCGTCGGTGGCAAGCCAGGTCGGCCAGGCGATGAGCGTCATGCTGTCACCGGTGATGACGGCACTGGAACGGGGGCATTCGCCGGATGAGGCGATGGCCATGCTGGCGACGGCGTACCCGCAGCTGGACGACAGCGAGCTGCGCCAGGTGATTGCCCAGGCCATTTTCGTGGCGGACGTGTGGGGGCGACTCAATGGCCGTTGATTTGGGGTTCGCCATGACGCTGCAGCCGGAGAAGGCGATCGCCTACTTCGAGTCCAAGGGCTACACCATCGGATTCAACTGGCACGACGTGGAAGACGCGGCCCACGCCACGGCGTTCACCGTGTCCGGTATCCTGAAGCTGGATATCCTGACTGATATCAGCACCGCCCAGGCCAACGCGCTCAAGGACGGTAAATCCCAGGCCCAGTTCAAGAACGAGCTGGTGCCCGAACTAGCCCGCAAGGGCTGGATCGGCAAGGGGCTGAAAGCCTCCCCAGACGGCGAGCTTGAGGGCAAGCAGCTGCTGCCGTACCGGCTGGACACCATCTTTCGCACCAACATGCAGTCCAGCTACATGGCGGGACGCTACCAGGGCATGATGGAAAACGTCGCCTTTCGCCCTTACTGGGAGTACAGCGCGGTGATGGATTCACGCACCCGCCCGTCCCATTCGTCCCTTAACGGACGGGTGTTTCGTTACGACGATCCGTTCTGGGATACCTTCTTCCCGCCGAACGGCTACAACTGCCGATGCACCGTTCGCGCCCGTAGCGAGCGCGACGTTGCCAATCACCCGATCGGCGTCGAATCGACGGACGATCGCCTGGAGACTATCCAGCAGCCCTACGGCACCGACGGAAAAACGCGCCCGGTCACGGCCTATCAAGACCCCAAGTCTGGCCGCATCTTTACCCCGGATGCCGGGTTCCACCTCAACCCCGGCAAAGGGTACATGCAAGAGCTGGGGCAGCAGCTGCTGCGCAAGGGCGACACGGCACCGCCACCGCTCGCCGCCCAGGCGGTGCAAACGGTCTTTTCCTCCCCGCGTGAGCTGGAGACCTTTACCCGTGACCTGTCCGAGTGGGTACGCCGTGCCGCCGCCGACCCGGCACTGCGCCAGGACTGGCGTTATGCCGGTGCCTTGCTGCCGTCGGTACTCGATGCGCTGCAGGTCGCCCCGCAGAGCGCGGCCATTACCTTGCCGGGTGCGGTGGTGCGTGATGTCGGGAGCGTTTCGCTGTCCAATGCCTGGTGGCGTTTACCTGCGCTGCTGGCGCACCCGGATGTGGTGCTGCAGGGAGCCAGCGGCGACCTGGTGTATGTGGTGACGCTAAGCGGCTCGCCACGCGCGGCGCGGGTGGGCTTTTCTGACGGTAAACCGGTGGTAAAAGAGACCTGGATGTTGTTTGACGGCGATGAGGCGGAGCTGATGCACCTGCCTGTCCTGGTGGGAGAGTGGCGCGATAGCTGAACTTACCATTGAAGTGCCTGATACGTTGCGGCGTGCCCTGGAGCGCATGGTGCGCCAGCTTACGAACCGCCAGCCGCTGATGCGGGCGATCAGTGAGGATATGCTGGACGCGGTGATGGAGAATTTCGCGCAGGAGGGGCGGCCCAAGTGGCTCCCTATCCAGCGGGCAGGCAAGATACTGCAGAACACCCGTCGCCTGATGTCTTCCATCGACAGCGACGCCGACAACAACATTGCGGTGGTCGGCACCAACGTGGTGTACGCGCGCATTCATAACGAAGGCGGGAAAACCCGCCCGCATGTGATACGCCCACGCTATAAGCAGGCGCTGGCCTTCAACGGTCGGGTGGTCAAAAAGGTCAATCACCCCGGCTCGGTAATCCCGGAGCGCCGCTTCCTACGTCTGACCGACGACGATCACGAGACCATCAACCAGACCATCCAGGACTACCTGGGCAGCGCGCTGGACGATTAGCGCCTGTGCGCGTCATCACGCGAATAACCGCCTGAATTGATACGATGTTACCAACCAGACCCCGTTAATCGCTTACGCGACGATTTAAACGGGGTTTAAAGGGGGTATCGGTCGCCGCGTTTGCCTGTTATCTTCTTTTTTCTACATTTCCCCTGTTTCGCCCCCCACGGTATTACCCACTACGCCCCGGTCACTGCTTGCTGTTTCCCCCTCCCGGTAGAGTGCTGCCTATCAGCCACTTTAGGGAATGATTTATCCGTGAAATCACCGTTACGCCTCGCCGCGCTCAGTGTTGCTATCAAAAGTGCCGGGCCGCGTGTGCAGCTTTTCCCTGCCGGTGCTTTTCGTGCCAGGGACGGCAGACCCACCGATGCACCGCACTGGTATATCGATGCGGCGCTGGCGCAGGTGCTGATTGATGAAGCGGCGCAGCGTAACACGCCGTACTGCTTCGACTACGAACACCAGACCTTGCACAGCAAGACCAACGGCAAACCCAACCCGGCAGCGGGCTGGTTTACCACGCTTGAATGGGTGGAAGGCGAAGGCCTGTTTGCCATTGATGTGAAATGGACAGACGCCGCCCGCGCCATGATTGAGGCCGAGGAATATTGCTTTATTTCTCCGCTGTTCAATTACGACGCCCAGGGCAACGTAAAGCGTTTAATTAACGCCGCGCTGACGAATACGCCTGCGCTGGATGATATGGAGGCGCTGCTTGCAGCGGCTTCTCAACAACTAACGGGAGATAACACCGTGGACGAACTGTTAGAACAACTGCGCTGGATGTTGAACCTGCCGCTGTCTTCGACGGCAGACGACATCAAGGTCGAGCTGCAAAAGCTGATTGACCGCCTGTCGGACAACCAGGGCACTGCAGCGGCCAGCGTCAACCTGCTGGAGTTGCTGACTCAGAAAGATGAGCGCATTGCGGCACTGTCAGCGCAGACGACGGATAACCCAGACCCGGCCAAGTTCGTACCCGTCAGTGTGCTGACCTCGGTACAGCAACAGCTGGCGGCACTGAGCCAGAAAGTGACCGGCGGCGAAGTAAACGGGCTTATCCAGGCCGCCCTCAGCGATGGCCGCCTGCTGCCGGATATGCAGGAGTGGGCCGAAACGCTGGGCAATAAAGACATTGCCTCGCTGAAGGCCTTCCTGGACAAGGCTCCGAAGGTCGCGGCGCTTAACGCGATGCAGACCGGCGGCAAATCGCCAACCGATGTCCTGGACAAGTCTGGGCTGGATGCCGACGCCCTGGCGGTGTGCAGCGTGTTCGGCCATGACCCGAAAGACGTCGCCGCGTTATCACAGGAGATTTAACCATGGCAGCTACTACCCAAGACCGTAATACCCCGTACCGCGACGGCGAATTAACGCCGATCCCCGTTGCCGCCAGGGAGAAGATCCCCGCTGGCGTCATTGTCTGCATCAATGAGGAAGGCTACGCCATCAACGGCAAAGAAGCCCCTGGCCTCATCTATGCCGGGCGTTCCGATGATTCGGTGGACAACACCGACGGCGAGAACGGCGATCAGTACATCCTGGTGCGCAGCCATAAGGCGTTCTGTTGGGAGAACGACGGCAGCATCACCCAGGCGCACCTGGGCAAACGGGCCTGCGTGCTCGATAACCAGACGGTGACGGCGGACGACGGCAGCGCCCCGGCATCCGGGGACGCCAAGGCAGACGCCACGGCGGCGACCCGTTCCCAGGCGGGCACCATCATCATGATCGACACCGACGGTGTCTGGGTCTACTAAGGAGAAAGACACATGTTAGTTAACGCATCGACGGTCAAGGCCATTTTCGTCAACCTTAAACTGACCTTTAACAAGGCGTTTGAGGCGGCTCCGTCGCAATGGCAGCGGGTGGCGACCCTGGTGCCGTCCACCGGCAAATCAAACGATTATTCCTGGCTGAGCAACTTTCCGAAGATGCGCAAATGGATCGGGGATAAGCAGGTCAGGGCGCTGGAGGCCAACGGCTACACCCTGATCAACGACGACTTCGAAGCCACGGTGGCGGTCAAGCGCAACGACATCAAGGACGATCAACTGGGTATCTATGCACCTCAGGCGCAGGACGCCGGGTTCAGCGCCAAGCAGTGGCCGGATGAAATCGTGTTCGAGCTGCTTAACCAGGGCTTTACCGCGCTGTGCTACGACAAGAAGCCGTTTTTCTTCGACAAGCACGCCGTCGGCAAGGCGTTCTACTCCAACAAGGGTAACAAGCCGCTGTCCATCGATACCGTGGCCGCTGCCAGGGCGTCGTATGGGGCTGCCCGCACCCAGATGCGCAAGGTGAAGGATGAAGAAGGCCGCTCGCTGAACATCCTGCCTGACCTGTTGGTGGTGCCGCCTGCACTGGAAGACATTGCCAACGCACTGATGACGGCCGATCGCCTGGAAGACGGCAAGGCCAACCCGTACAGGGGCACGGCGGAAGTGCTGGTTGAGCCGCGTCTGACGTCGGACACCGCCTGGTTCCTGCTGGATACCAAGCGCCCGCTGAAGCCGCTTATCTTCCAGCAGCGTGAAGCGCCGGAGTTCGTGTCCCAGACCGACATGAACGCGGACGACGTCTTTATGCGCGGTGAGTTCAAGTTCGGCGCGGAAGCGCGCGGCCAGGCCGGTTTCGGCTTCTGGCAGATGGCCTTCGGCTCCACCGGCGACGGGAAATAATCATGTACGCCACCCGCGACGACATGGTGACCCGGTTCGGTGAACGGGAAGTGATCTCCCTGACTGACCTCACCTATGCCGGTGCGATTGACGATCAGGTGCTGGCGGGCGGGTTATCCGCCGCCAGCGACGAGATCAACGGCTACATCGCCGGGCGCTACCGCCTGCCGCTGCCCAAGTTGCCGCCCATTCTGAAAGGGATCGCCTGTGACATTGCTCGTTACCGACTGACCGGCACCGAGCGCGTCTGCAGCGAAGAGATCCGCGACCGTTACCGGGACGCCATCCGCTACCTGGAAGGCGTGGCGGCGGGTCGCGTCAGCCTGGGCACCTTTGACGACACCGGCGCCACCGTGCCCTCCAGTTCTGCCGGGGTGAAGTTCTTTTCCGGTCGGCGTACCTGGGCACGGCGCTCTACCGGCGGAGGGGGTTACTGATGATTAGCGAGACCGAGCTGGCCATGATTGAACGCCTGCGCGCAGGTCTGGGGCAGATGGTGAAAGAAGTCAGCAGCTACGGCGGCGAACTGGACGACGTCGGGGCCATTGTCCGGGCATTACCGGCGGCATGGGTCACTTTTCTGGGGGTGCAAAGTTCCGCCCCGGTCAGTACCCATAAGAACCGTTTTCGCGTGACGGGTCGCTTTGCGGTGATGGTCACGGCGTACAACGTGCGCCAGGAAGCGGCTCAGCGGCGCGGTGGGCCTCGGCTTGACGAGGTGGGCTGCAACCTTATCGTCCGTTCGGTGCGTCGCCTGCTGACCCGCCAGGACATGGGCTTGCCGATTGAGCCAATGATGCCGGGCCGGGTGCGCTCGCTGTTCAGCTCAAGGCTCAATGAAAAAGCGATGTCGGCCTATGCCTGCGAGTTCGACACGGTCTGGATTGAAGAGGCGCTGGAGTGCGGCCACTGGCCTGCACCGGAAGGCGACGATGACCCCGACCGGGTGTTTGCCTGGTATCGCGGGCGGCTCGACAAGCCGTATCCGATGCATGAAAGCACCGGGCTGGCGTATCACCTGGATGGTCAAGGCCCGGTGGTGGCGCAAGACATTATTTTTACAGAGGCAAAAGACCATGATTAACGTGATCGCCCGCGAGGGCATCCGGGTGCCTAAAGAAGAGATGCCCGACCGTTACATCACCGACAGCGAAGCGGTCAGCGTTGAGCAATCCGCCTACTACCGCCGCCGCTTGCGCGAGGGTGATTTGCTGCTGGCCACCGATGCATCGCCAGGCGATGCACCGGAGACCGACGCTCCAGAACAGGCACTTCCCGCCAAGGCAAAGGGGGTTAAATGAGCATTGATGCCACTATCCCGATCCCGACGTACAAGCCGGGCTTTTACTTCGGGTTCAACACCACGCTGGCGTCCCGCGCCCTGGCCACCAACGACCAGAAGTTGGTTATCCTGGCTCAGCGCACCACGCTGCCCACTGCGGCGGAGCGGTTGACGCCGGTCAATGTGTTCAGCGACGAAGAGGCCGCCGTCTACTTCGGGCGCGGCTCCCAGGCGCACCGCATGGCCAGGGCCGCAATCTATGCCAATGGCTACCTGCAGCTGGCGATTGTCGGTCTGGAGGACGCGGCTGCCGGAGTGGCGGCGACCGGTTCCCTGGCATTGTCGGGAACGGCCACCGGCACAGGCCAAGCGCGGCTGTCGGTTTGCGGCGTCACCGTGTCAGCCTCCGTCGCCAGCGGCGACAGCGCCGAGGTGGTGATGACTGCACTGGCCGATGCCATCAATACGCGCCAGGAATTGCCGGTATCGGCAAGCGTGGAAGATATTCCGGCGGAAGGCGGCGGCAAAGCGACCGGCAAGCAAATTACGCTGATTGCCCGCAACAAGGGCACCGTGGGCAATCAGGTCGGCTTGACGGCCACGGTGAATGCTGCCGGGCTGACGGCAACGCTCAAGGCCATGAGCGGCGGCCAGGGCGACCCCGAACTGGATGATGCCCTGGCGGCTATTTTCAGCGCCGGTCATACCCTGGTGATTTCACCGTACTCCGACACGGCCTCGCTGCGCACCTTGTCCACGCACCTGGATAAAGTCTCCGGGCCGCTGGAGCAGCGCGGCGCGGTCGGCGTCACCGGCTGGAACGGCACGCTGTCAACGGGCACCACGCTGACCACCGCCGTCAACGCGGCACGCATCACGATGGGCTGGTACAACGGCTCCGCGCTGCCGAACGGCGAGCTGGCTGCTGTATACGCCGCCATCATGGCCAGCGAGTCCGATCCGGCGCGCCCGCTCAACACGCTGGCGCTGCCGGGGCTGGATATCACCGGCCAGGACAAGTGGCCGGGACGTACCGAGCAGGAGAATGCGCTGAGTAACGGCCTGACGCCGTTCGAGGTCAGCGGCAGTACGGTGCAAATCGTGCGAGCTGTCAGCACCTACGTCAAGAACGCGATGGGCGTTACCGATCGCTCGTTGATGGATGTCACCATCATCCGTTCCCTGGACTACGTGCGCCTGGCGTGTCGTACCCGCATGACGCAGCGGTTCCCGCGTGAAAAGCTGACCGACACCCGGCTGGCGCGTATCCGCTCTGAGTTGCTGGACGTGCTGTATGCGCTGGAAGCCCTGGAGATCGTCGAGAACGTGGACGCGCTGAAAGACCAGCTTATCGTTACTCGCAACCTGCAGGACGACACCCGCGCCGATGCCACCATTCCGGCGTCCATTGTTCGCGGCCTGCATGTGTTCGCGGGCACCATTTATCTGCTGTAAAGGGGGCCAACATGGCACTGGAATATACAGGCTCTATCGTGCTGGAGGTCAACAGCACCGAAGTGGAGGTGACGGAGTTCAGCCCCCGCGAAACCACCGGTAAAAAGCTGGTCAAGACCATGAACAGCGCCGGACGCGCCAAGGGCTACACGCAAGGGATTGCGACCTGGGAGCTGTCCATCACCGCCGTGGTGCCGGTCGACCAGAACATCAACTGGGCGAAGATTGCCGGGGCGAAACTGACCCAGTACCCGCTGACCGGCGGCAAGCGCACCACCTATCAGGATGTGTTTGTGACCGAGGTCGGCGAGCAGTACACCGTCGACAACGAAGCCCGCATCAATATCAGCGCCTTTGCGCTCAACAAGATTGAGGAGTAACCGATGGACTTTACCCACAGCGCCAGCTTGCCGATCGGCGTCTTTTATCAGGGGCAGTTGCACCGTGATTTTACCGTGCGGGTCAGCACCGTTGGTGACGAGATCGCCGTCGTGGAAGACGGTATCCCCGACTCCGGCACCGCTGTCGGTGTTTTGGCGCGTTGCATCACTGCGCTGGGCAGCATTCCTGCCGAGGACGTCACCTATCAGCTGCTGTGCGATACGCTGGTCGCGGAGGATTACAAAGCCCTGCGCGATGCCCAGCAAGAGGCGAAAAAAAAGCTCAGCGGGCTGAAGAGCGACTCGGTGATTACCGATACGCCATCATCCGGCTCGGCCAATACGGCTACAGCGAAGAGCGAGTCAAAGGACTTAGCGCTGTAGCATTGAGCGGGGTTCTTGATGCCATCCACCGGCTAGAGAACCCCAAAGGCTGGAAAAAGAGCAAGTCGAACACCGTCAAGAGCCTCCGCCGTCCTCGCAAAGGGCGCGGAGCAGCACCCGCCCGCCGTCAATCGAAAAACCGGAAGTAGCGCATGGCCCGTGAATTTGATACCCAGATGACGTTCAGGGTGCAGGATGATGCGACCCCGCGCATCCGCTCCCTGTCCGAAGAGTTCCGCCGCATGAGCAGCGCCCGCGAAACGCTGGGTATCCGGTCGGAGCGTATGATCCAGCGTGAGATTGACCGTACCATGGCGGCGTATAACCGCCTGTCTCGCAGCGGCACGCTATCCGCCACCGAACAGTCCCGCGCATTCGAAAAAACGCAGGCCACGGTGTCCAGGCTGCGCCAGGAAATGGCCGGGGCCGAGCGTCAACAACGCAGCTGGGGCAAAGCGGCATTCGCAATCGGCAGCGGCGTAGTGGCTGGCGCCATGACGCTGCGCAAGCCCATCAACGACCAGATGGACTACAGCCTGCATCTTGCCGAGCTGGCCAACTTTGCTTTCAGCAGCGGCAGTGTTGACGAGCGCATCGCGGGTAAGAAAGTCTTGGATCAGGGCGTTAGAGAGGCAACCCGGATTGGTGGCGGCACTCCAGACCAGACGATTTCTGCAGCTGAAGCGATGTTGCGCGCCGGTATGAAACTGGACGAGGTGCTGAAAGTATTGGGTAACGTCATGATGAACTCCACCGCGAACCTGGCAGATGCGGTGGATATGGCTAACCTGCAGTCCTCAATCAGCAATTTTGGGTTGAGCAAGGAGGATTCGTTCCTGGCTCTGAGCGCGACAACCACAGCGGCGCAGCACGGTAAAGCTGGGGTCGGGTTGCTTGCGAAAGAATTACCGGGCGCACTTACAGCAGGTCGCTCAGCGGGTTTTTATGGACGTGAAGGTTTCGCGGCAATTCCTGCGTTATTCCAGACGGCAGCGCAAGCTGAAGGACAGGCTGAACAAGGTATTACTAATGCCAGCAACTTAATGGCCGACCTGACCTCCAGTAATCTGGCCAATAATGCCAAGCAGCTGATGCTGAAAGGCAAGGACGGTAAAACTATCAAGGGTGTGGATTTTCGTGCCCTGGCGCGTAAGGACGCCCAGAAAGGCCTGACGCCACTCGATACCGTCAACCGCCTGATTGACCGAGCATTGGCCGGCGATTCCGACTATCAGAAACTGACCAAACGCCTGGCAACAACGCAAGATCCCAAAGAGCGCGACAGCATTGAAGCACAGCGTCGTCTGACCGAAGGGCAATATATATCTCAGCTGTTCCCTAACCAATATTCAGGTAGCGCAATTCGTGCTTACCGTCAAAACCGCCCTTACTTTGACAAACTGAAGCACGAGATCCAGGAGCAGTTTGATTTACCGGAAGGTAAGCGTTCTGCAGAGTTGGATTATGGGCTGCTCAAAGATGAACCCAAGTTACAGCTACAGCGTGCAGAGAATGAAAAGTTCTATGCAACGAGCGATGCGATCTCTCCGGTTTCCAAAGTGCTGGGTGATGTTGCAGAGACCGGGGCCAAGCTGGCCCAAGAGTTTCCTGGATTAACCACCGCTGCAGCAGGTGCCGCGATTGCGATAAAGGGGCTTGGCCTCGCAGCAGCAGCTAAAACCGGTGCCGAGCTTCTGACGGGGCGCAACGGTGGTAAACCCGGCGGTGTCCTAAGCAAACTCAAAGGACTATTCGGTAAGGGAGGTAATGGGATACCTGATGGTGCAGCCACCACCGCTAAAACGTCGGGCCTGTTGAAATGGGTGCCATTATTGGGGGATCTCGCACTTGCCTATCAAGGCTCGCAAGACTTCCCATTAATCGACATTCAGCGGGGCAAAGACCAGGCCGCCGAGGCCCGTGCCAGGGGCGGAGAGACGAACCCGGACATGATGGCGCTGATGCCCCAGCCCGTTGGGGCGCTGGATGCCCTGGACGAGATCCGCAAGTGGTTCTCCGGCAGTGGCCAGGATAAGACGGCAGATAAAACCGCTGCAGCGCCACCTGCACCCGCTGCGCCGATCGTTAACCTGACGGTCACGCTGGATGGCCGCGAGATTGCCACCACGATGGAACAACGACTAGACCGCGATGGGAGAAGAAAATAATGGTTGATATCGTGCATGACCTGGCGGGCGCGTTGGGTATCGATACCTTGCTCCAGGCCTCGTTCCGGGGTATCGAGTTCGACTGTCTCTATACCCGCGACACCCTGTCCAGGGATACGGTGGTGTATGAATACCCCTACCGTGATGGGGCCGAGGTGGAAGACCAGGGCATGAAGGCGATGAACTTTCGCCTGTCGGCGCTGTTCTGGGGCAACCGTTATCAAACCGAGCTGAAAGCCTTTTTAAAAGCGCTCAAGGAAGCCGGATCGGGCGAGCTGATCCACCCGGTGTACGGCTCCATTCCCAGGGTGCAATTCCTGGAGGCCGGTGTAGAACATGAGGTTGAGCCGCTCAACGCCGTCACCGTTGAACTGGTATTTGTCGAAGCCACCACCGAACAGGCGCTGTTTGCGACTTCCTACCCGGAAACCTCGACCGATAGCCTGCTGGATAGCGTGAGAAAAGGCTTCAGCGAAACCATGAGCCAGGTTAAACAGGTGCAGGATACGCTGGGCCGGGTCAGCAACATCATCGCATCGGCGGAGTATGTGGTGCAGTCGCTGGCCAACGAGATCCAAAGCACCCTCGGCAGCGCGCTGAACTACCTGGACTACCCGGCGGCCTTTGTCTCCGATGTCAAAACCCTGCTGTCGGCCTTTACCGATCGCCTGAGTTTTAGTGAGGTGACCCGCCTGTCCGACTGGTTGTCGGTACGCGCACTGGGCTACCAGGCGATCGGTCTGCAGGACAACAGATTCACGGCGACGCAGTCCACCGATAACAACGGTGTTTACGTCTCCACACTGCATCGCGCCAGCATCATGCCGCAGGAAGACCGAGACCGGGTCAATCAGGTTGTCCGATTGGCGGTTATCAGCGAGTGGGTGGAAATCGCTGCAGACATCATGCAGTACGAAAGTGAAACCCCGACCCTGTCCGCAACGGACATCGAGCGCATCACCAATGATGTCCGGTCACTGATTGTTGACGCTATCCAGGTGCAGCGCAGCATGATGGCTGCACGTCAGCAGCAGGTGCAGCAAGCATTTGGCGTGACGCAGGATATCAGCAGTGACGCGGCACAGATTGCCGAACTGCAGGCGTTCGCCTACACGCTGCAGCAGCTCGCCAGAGGCGTTATCTTGACGCTGCCGCCGCTGGTACGCCGTGAGGTTAAGCGCGCCTGTAACCTGCATTTACTGGCGTTTGAATGGTATGGCGATCGCACACGCGCTGTCGAGTTGGCGCGACTCAATCCGACGTTACGCAATCCGAACAGCCTGCTACCGGGAGACGTGCTGTATGCCTTCGCTAAATGATGGTGCCGAGCGCATTACGTTGCGCATCGGTGGGGTCTCGCATGAGGACTGGCTGGACTTCGAGGTCGATTCCGATCTGCAGACACCCGCCGATGGCTGGTCGTTCACTGTGGGTAACGTCAGCGATACCCTGCCGGAAGAAGTCCAGGCCGGAGCCAGAGCAGAATTGCGCACGGGCAAGGATGTGATCATGACCGGCCAGGTCGATGAGATTGAAGATGATATCGGACGCGGCCAGCACACGCTGGCGCTGTATGGGCGCGACGCGTCGGCAGTATTGGTGGATTGCTCTGCCCCCATCTTTACCGCGCGGGATATGTCCCTGCAGGAGGTGATCGCCCAAATCGTCAAGCCACTGGGCGTAACGGCGATCCGTATCCAGGCAGAGAAGCCGCTGCCGTCGAAGAAAGCGAGTATCGACCCCGGCGACACTGCCTGGGATGCGCTGACCAAAGCAGCGGAAGCCAGCGGCCTGTGGCCCTGGGTCACAGCGGACGGCACACTCGTTATCGGCGGCCCGGATTACAGCACCCCGGCAGTCGATACCCTGGTGCTGCGCAAGGATGGCCAGGGCAACAATCTGCTGCGCCTGTCCGTCACCCACAACGTCAGCGCCCGCTACTCCGAAGTGACGGTGCTGGCCCAGGGACACGGCACGGCAAACGCCGACGGCAAGCATGACCGGCGCTGCACCGTGCGCGACACCTCCGTACCGTTCTATCGCCCGCGGATTGAGGTGGTGGCCGATACCGACAGCGACGAAGAGGTACAGTTTCGGGCGCGAAAAATCATGGCTGACGCGCGTCTCGAGGGTCTGCTGATCACCGCCGTTGTCAAGGGGCTGCGCACCGCCTCCGGGCAACTCTGGGCACCGGGGCAACGTGTCCAGGTCAAGAGCGAGAAGCACGGCATCGACGACATTTATTTTGTGATGCATCGCCGTTTCAGCGGCGGTCGCGGCCAGCAGCTGCTGACTACGCTGACCCTGCGCGAGGACGGCATCTGGTTACCGGATGCCTTCCCTAAATCCAAGCGCAAACGCAAGGGGAAAGGCACCGGCAAGAAAGGGCAGAAGGGTCTCTGGAACGACTGGGAGCAAATCAACAATGGCTAACCTGACAGATTTGATTGATAAGCGCATCCGCCGCGCCCTGGGTGGCATTCGCCTGGCGTATCGCGGGGTACTCAACCGGGTCACGACCCAGGGCGGCGTCCAGATGACGCAGGTCGCGGGGCTGGCCAGCGAAACCACCCCGGAAGTGGAGTTCTTCCAGCACTACGGGCTGACGTCTGTCCCGCCCGACGGCGCGATGGCCATCATGCTGCCCATCGGCGGCGCAACCTCCCACAGCATTGTCATTGCCACCGAACACAGCCGCTACCGCCTGCAGGGGCTGGAGGGTGGCGAGGTGGCGCTCTATACCGATGAAGGGGCCAGCATCATTCTCAAGCGCAACAAGGTGATCGCCGTCGAGTGCGACGACTACCAGGTCAAATGCAAGCGCTACAGCATCGAAGCCGAAGAGAGCGCCGCCTTTGATACACCGGAACTGACGGCCACCCAGCAGCTCATTGCCGAGGGCAAAATCAGCGGCAACGGCGGGATGGCCATCAAGGGCGGCAAAGGTGCGACCGCCAGCTTCGAGGGCAACGTCGAGCACAGCGGCGGCACAATCAGCAGCCCCGACGTCGAGATTAACGGGGTCAAACAAGGCACCCACAAACACAATACGCCGTCCGGGCTTTCCGACGGCCCCATCAGCGGGTAAACTGGTTCCGGCGCGGCCCGCCCGCGCCAACCTTACCCACTACGCCCCCGTCACTGCCCGCCAGCCCCTGTATTGCCTATTCTGCGCCCCATGGACGCACTCATTGACAGCCAGACCGGCGACTACACCGGCACACGCACCTACGACCTGCACAATGCGGTTTACCTGCGGTTAAAAACGCCGCTGGGCGGCTACTGGGCCGATCCGCTGCTGGGTTCCCGGCTGCATGAGCTGGAGCGCGCCAAAGACTCCGCCACGACCCGCCGCCTGGCGCAGCAGTATGCCGAACAGGCGCTGCAGCCGCTGCTGGATGACAAGCGCGCCACCGCGCTGGCCGTGGGTGTGAGCCGTCCGCAGGATGGCTGGCTGCTGCTGACGATTGTCGTCACCCAGGCCAACAACGCCGTCCAGACCTTCACCCATCCGGTAAAAGTGATTTAAACGGGGTTTTACATGGCGTACACAATACCGCTGCTGGAAGATACCGCCGCCACGCTGCTGCGGGATATCAGCAACCAGTTACCGGACGCCGACGTCGGCAAAGACAGCGACTTTGCCATCCGGGCGAACGCCATCGCCAGTGCCGTGCAGGGCCTCTACCAGCACCAGGTGTGGATCGTGCGCCAGATGTTCCCGGACACCGCCGACCATGACTACCTGGTGATGCACGCCCGGACGCGCAACCTGCAGCCGAAACCGGCCACCTATGCCGGTGGCAAGGTGCAGTTGACCGGCAACGCCGGTGTGGCGGTGAAAAGCGGCCTGCAGTTCCGACCCAAGGGCAGCAGCCTGCTGTGCCAAACCACCGAAGATGCCACCGTCGGCAGTGACGGCAAGGTAGCGATAGCGGCCAGGCCGCTGGAGAACGGCACTGCAGGCAACCTGGCCGACAATACGCCGGGGACGTTGCTTATCGCGCCGGAGGGCATCGACAGCGACGTCACCATTCTGCATATGACCGGCGGCACCGACGACGAGACCGATGCCTCGTTGCTGGCCCGCCTGCTGGAAGTGATCCGCCGTCCCGCTGCCGGTGGCAACAAGTATGACTATCACCGCTGGGCAGTTGAAGTGCCTGGCGTCACGGAGGCCTATGTTTATCCTCTGCGTCGGGGCTACGGCACTGTGGATGTGGTGATTGTGGCCAACAACAGTATGCCGTCCGAGGAGACCATTAAAGCCACCCAGGCGCATATTGATGACGTGCGCCCGGTCACAGCCAAAAATACCCTGGTGCTGGCCCCGGAAGAGGTCATTACGGATGTGTCCGTCAAGGTCAAATTATCAGGGCTTTCGCTGGATGAAGCGAGAAAACAAATTACCGCTGCCATCACCGATTATTTTAATCGCCTGGCACCGGGTGAAATTGCTGTTTTAAAACAAATCGGCGGCAGTATCACCAATATTGTCGGCGTTATCGATTACGATTTTATTAAGCCCACGGGGAATATTGTTCCCGTGGTAGATAAAACCAAAGTGCAATGGATTCGCCTGGGCACCGTGACCGTGGATAAATTGCCATGAACGGCCAGGATTACGCCGAGCTGCTGGGGCTGTTGTTACCGCCGAAGAGCTATTCCCTGGACGGCAGGCAATTAAGTGCGGAGCTGCTGGCAGAAGGGTATTGCCTGGCGCGCGCGGAAATAAAGTCGGACGAGGTCTTGGACGGGATAACGCCGTTCTTTGCCGTCAGCCTGCTGTCGGACTGGGAGCGGGTGCTGGCTATCAGCGTTGACAGCAGCATGACAATACAACAGCGCCGCCAGCAGGTGCTGGCCAAGATTAATGCCACCGGCGGCCTGAGCCGGAAATACTTTATCAACCTGGCCAAATCGCTGGGCTACAACATCACCATCGACGAACCGGAACCCTTTAGAGCGGGCATTAACCGCGCGGGTGATCGTCTTTGGGTGCCGGAAATCATCTGGGTCTGGATAGTGAATATCGACGATGCCCAGGTGCCGGTGTATCGCTTCCGGGCGGGTAGTTCGGTCGCAGGTGAAAGGCTCATGACATTCGGTCAAAACCTGATTGAAAACATATTCCAGGATTTAAAACCTGCACATACGCAAGTGGTCTTTAATTACAAGGAGAAGCCCACACCATGAAAGAAATTATTTCTCCGGTCGATACCGAAGACGGCCTGTTTCATGATGGCGATCCATCAACAGGCACAGAAGGCACCGTCGTGTCCGCCAAATGGTTGAACCCGGTACAAACGGCCATTATCGGCAACCAACAGGAATTAGCCTCCGTACTTAAAGAGGCGGGGATAAAAATCGACCCGTCCAAGCAAGATCAATTACTGGCGGCAATTAAAAAAATAACTGGCACGGCAACGGAAGGTTTTTTAAAAGCGGGTGCTTTTGGGCTTGGTGGCGGACCTGTACATCATGACGATGCTTTAAGTAACATCTATCAGTTTTATCGGGTTAATAACACATCAAAGAATAGGCCCGGAGATAATTCATATGGCGTAGTCAGTTTACCTTGCGATGGTGGGCCATCTGCCGGTTATTTGGCTGTATCTGCCAACGGCGAACTGTGGATTGGGAATTCATCTGGTAATACAATGAAGTGGCGCCGAGCACTATCAGAGGGATTTAATACCTTCCCGGTTGGCGCACCAATCCCCTGGCCAAGTGATACCCCACCCGCCGGTTATGCATTGATGCAGGGGCAAACATTTAATAAAACCCAATACCCCCAGCTTGCGATTGCCTACCCTGGTGGTGTAATTCCAGACATGCGCGGATGGATGATCAAAGGTAAGCCAGCCAGCGGTCGAAATGTTTTAAGTCAGGAACAAGATGGTATTAAGTCCCACACGCACGGTGGCTCAGTATCAGCGACGGACTTGGGAACTAAATGGACATCAACTTTCGACTATGGTTCGAAACAAACAACCGCATTTGATTACGGAAACAAAGGCACGGATGTTCAGGGCGGTCATACACACGCATATAGTCAACCAAACTATCCGGGTGGGAATGGGGCATCTGGTAGCCAGTTCTCTTTATCATCGATTACTGCGAATACTGGCTACTCTGGAGAACATGCACATACTGTTTATATTGGCGCTCATAGCCATTGGGTTGGAATTGGTGCGCATAGTCATACAGTGGTATTAGGCAGCCATACACACGGATTAACCATTAATGCGGCAGGTAATGCAGAAAACACCGTAAAAAATATCGCCTTTAACTATATAGTGAGGTTAGCATAATGTTCGAAATGTCTGATGAAGCACAAACCATCAAGGTTTATAATTTTCTGGCTAATACAAAAGAATTTATTGGCGTCAGCGATTGTTATATTCCTCCCGGTACTGGACTCCCCGCATACTGCACAGACACCAAGGCCCCGGAGGCTACTGAAGGTCGCGTCGCTTGCTTCGAAAATGATACATGGGTATTGAAAGAAGACTACCGAGGGAAAACAGTCTGGGAGAAGAAAACTCGAAAAAAAATGGTAATTGACCAACTTGGCCCGCTTCCTGAAACTGTCACATTTATGAAACCCATGTCTGATTATGATGTCTGGGATACTGATAAATGGGTTAAAGATGAAAAGGCCGAGGCAAACCACATTATCAATGAAGCAGAAAACAAAAAGAAAATGTTGATAGCTATTGCAACAGAGAACATCAACACGCTAAATGATGCCCTTGAGTTGGACATGGCTACAGATGAAGAGAAAAAGCAGCTAGTCGTCTGGAAGAAACATCGTGTTGAATTAAGTCGAATCGATGTGAATCAAGCTCCAGATATTGACTGGCCGGTCATTTAATCGAACGTTTGAACACCGCCGGACATCCCGCCCAAAGTTCGTTACATGGGATGTCCGATTTAACGACGCTATTTGCTGCAATTACACTATTATCGCCAATAGTTACTCCCGGTAAAATAACAGCTCCTGCTCCGATCCACACATTGTTACCAATTGATATAGGCTGTGAAGTTATTCTGTTTTCGCCTAATCTTTCTTTAGGTGAGATTGGATGAGTCGGGGTGCACAATCTAACCTGAGGGCCTAGCAATGAATTATCACCAATACTAATTGATGCATTATCAAGGAATACGCACCCAGTATTGATATATACATTTTCGCCCAAAGATATGTTACCAAACTCAAAGTAGAAAGGAGGCGTGACAGTGAAGCCATTACCAACAGTTACGCCTGCTTTTTTGAACAGTTCGTTACAGCGCCGTCCCGATAATTTAACGCTATTAAAAATCAAACAACATCTTTTGGGGGATAGTGTTTTTTGAAATCTGGTGAAGAAGTGTTTGAGCACGGTTCCCTCTGCTATCTGGATAAAAACTCTAGCATTCTAATAGAAGATGGCAGGGCGAGCCAGTTCTATAGCTACTTCGCTGCAGTTTGTAGCTTAACTTTGTGATATTGCCCCTACGCCTCTGTAGATTATGCAGCTCCCTTAACCTTGCAATGATAGGTAGTGGCGATCAAATGCTCAACTTTGATCGCTCATGTCGATCATTGTAATGAGGTTGAAAATGACAGTTCAGAAAGAGGTTATTGGTAATGCGGTTCTTTATTGCGGCGATAGTTTGGAATTGCTGCGAGCTGGATTCACTGCTGATGCATTAATCACCGACCCACCTTATAGCAGTGGAGGAATTAATGCCGGGGCACGTCGTTCCACTCCACAGGATAAGTACATAGGCACTCATGGCCGCCAGTACACTAATTTTTATGGGGATAATCGCGATGCCAGAAGCTGGTCTTTATGGATGACATTGTGGTTAGGGCAAAGTATGAAGACGCTGAATGACGGTGCTTATGTGATGCTATTCACGGATTGGCGACAACTCCCCGCCACAACGGATGCGCTCCAGGCCGGTGGTTATATCTGGCGTGGCGTCGTCCCTTGGAACAAGACCGCCTCAAGCCGAGCGCCGCATACAGGCTATTTTCGGCATCAATGTGAATATGTGGTTTGGGGTAGCAAAGGCAACCTTGAGAAGTCTTTACACGGAGGCCCTTGGCCTGGTCTTGTCACACAACGCGTAATACCCAAGGAAAAGCTGCATATGACGGCCAAGCCTCTGAGCCTAATGCAGGAGCTGGTTGAACCTGTTATCCCTGGAGGGACTATTCTTGATCCGTTTATGGGCAGCGGTACAACTGGGGTCGCAGCAGTAACGTCAGGACGGCGCTTTATTGGCGTTGAAATGAGTAACTTCTATTTCGACGTTGCCTGTAAGCGCATCGAAGAAGCCCAGCAGCAAATTTAATAAGTGCGTTCAATTCTGGACTGTCCGAAACCTCTTACTTTTGCAGCCTTAAACAGTCCAGAATTCCCCGCCAATCAGTCCGAAAAATTTTGCCGCGCTACAACAACTACCGCATTGCGCTGCGTAAATACGATCAGTACCTCGCCTGGCAGCGCAGCTACTGAGACTTTCCCCGGCCGTTGGGCCGGGGCCCGCTGTTTCCCCGGTGATAAAGGATGATTATTCAGTTCACATCTGATAAATCTATCGCTTATCTGATGTCGATATTCGATTCCCTGGGGGGAAGAAGTGAACCTGCAACAACAACTGGCGCAATTTCCGCGTCTGGATCTGGTTGGCACCGCCACACCGCTGGAAAAACTGTCCCGTCTCTCCGATTACCTCGGCCGCGATATTTACCTTAAACGTGACGATGTCACCCCTATGGCAATGGGCGGCAACAAGCTGAGAAAGCTTGAGTTTCTGGCCGCCGATGCGCTGCGCCAAGGCGCCGATACGCTGGTTACCGCCGGCGCCATTCAATCTAACCACGTGCGCCAGACGGCGGCGGTGGCGGCGAAACTGGGCCTGCACTGTGTCGCGCTGCTGGAAAACCCTATCGATACCCGCGCGGAAAACTACCTGACCAACGGCAACCGCCTGTTGCTCGGCCTGTTCAACGCCGAGGTGGTGATGTGCGAAGCGCTGCACGATCCGCAGCAGCAGTTGGCGGAACTGGCGACGCGCCTCGAGGCGCAGGGCTTCCGGCCTTACGTGGTGCCGGTGGGTGGCTCCAATGCCCTGGGCGCGCTGGGATACGTGCAGTGCGCATTGGAAATCGCCGAGCAGAGCCAACGCAGCAACGTGGCGTTCAGTTCGGTGGTGGTGGCGTCCGGCAGCGCCGGCACCCACGCTGGGCTGGCGGTGGGGCTGCAGCAGCTGTTGCCGGAGACTGAACTGATCGGCGTGACGGTCTCGCGCACCGTGATCGATCAGCTGCCGAAGGTGGAGCAGATCCAAAAAGCCTTGGCCTGTTCGCTGAATATCGACGAACTGGCGCCGATCGCGCTATGGGATGATTATTTCGCGCCGCAGTACGGCATGCCGAACGAAGAGGGCATGGCGGCGGTGCAACTGCTGGCGCAGCAAGAAGGCGTGTTGCTGGATCCGGTATACACTGGCAAAGCGATGGCCGGTTTGATCGACGGCATCGCCCAGCGGCGCTTCCGCGACGAAGGGCCCATCCTGTTCGTTCACACCGGCGGTGCGCCGGCGCTGTTCGCCTACCATCCGCAGGTGTAAATGCCGCTTGTTATTCCATTTTGAACTATATTTATAAAGTTATATTCCTTTATGCGGGCGGTCGCACTGTTAAAGTGCTGATATCAAAAAAGATAAATAACACACAGGGGTGTTTATGATGTTTGCGAAAGTTCGTCGTCAATGGTTGTTGGGCGTGGTGGGTATTGCGTTGGCCGCCGGTGTGACGACGCAAACCTACGCCGCCGATAACCTGCTGCAGCAGGTGAAACAGCGCGGCACGCTGATCGTTGGGCTGGAAGGCACCTATCCGCCGTTCAGCTTCCAGGGTGAAGACGGCAAATTGACCGGTTTCGAAGTGGATTTCGCCAACGC